AATAAACAGACTTTTGACCAGCAAAGAAAAAGAAAATGAACTACAACAAATTTTCCTGAAGTACCAGTATGTTCCCTGGTTCAAAATAAAGAGCACAGTGTTCACGGACACGTCAAAACTTGACTCAGTGACCAAGATGCACCCCAAGGAGATAGTGTACAAGGCCATACCTTACAAGGTGCATGTGTTGAAGTTGCTTTCTGCTGGCCTTAGCATTGGTAATGTGCGTTGGGACAAATTAGTCAGGAAAAATTACAACTACATCTACACTGGTGATAATGTTGATGTGCAAGGACTACGTATCAACTACAAAAGTGCCTACTACATGAGAAATGTCCGGGGCGACGACAAGTCAGAAAACGAAACAGGAATTAAAAAAGTTGTATCTAACCTAAGTAACCTAGTGTTTGGGCAGGAAGATTATCCGGAACCACTCTTGCCACTAAGAACTTACCCAACAAACATCAAGGGTCGATCCACAGTCGAAAATTTCAGAGCAGACGGCCACAAAGGCCAAGAGTTCTTTGACTATCTTACAAATCCAGAAGCGGACATGATGAAAATAGAACTTGACATCTTGGGAGATCCCCAGTTCATTTGCCAAGACGTGTTGTCTTGCTTAAAGAGGATAAATGGTCAGAAGACAGACCAGGTGATTAAAATAGATTCTGACTTTGACGAGAATCAATTTGGTAGTTTCAACGCTGACCAATACATGACTTTGATAAATCTCAGATACAGATTGCCTGCTGATGTAAATGATAAAAAAGGCACAATGTTTTCTGGCACAGACAGGGCAAGGGACGAGAACCTTTTCTTCAATGGGGTGTATCAGGTGGTCAAGGTGGATTCCAAATTCGACCAAGGACAGTTTCTGCAGACGCTGACCTGTGTGAGGATGAACAACCAGCAGGGAGAAGGCACCGCACCAAATGTAATCTCGTCTTCTGCACTGAAAAGTAAGTATATTGACAAGAAAAACGATGGAGAAAAGACTGTGTCGGATATCAAAAGCAAAGCATTAAACGCCAAACAATTAGTTGACGAACTGAAAGGGTTCTTGAAGTAGTACATGTCATACGCAGATCAAAGGGGATTCACAGATTCACAGGACAACCAGAAAGACTTCAACGAGAAGTACATAGACAGCAACAGTGGTCCGTACGTGGCCACGGTTAAGTATACCATCGATCCTCAGAGGATGGGCAGACTGGGGGTGAACATACCTGCATTGACACACACAAAAAATCCAACTGCCAATCAGATCACATGGTGTCAGTATCTTTCACCGTTCTACGGTGTGAAATCATTAGCAGGTGTGAACGCACAGGATCCATATGGCTATAAATCCAGTCAGTCTAGTTACGGCATGTGGGCGATCCCACCTGACATAGACACTTCGGTGTTGGTGATCTTTGCCAAAGGAGACGCCGGACGGCCTACAGCATTCTGGATGGGGTGTGTGCAGGAACCTTTGACCAATCAACAGATACCAGGACACGGATCAACCACACAAACGGCCATGCCAGCTTCGGGAGGTGATTTCTCGCAAAGCAAAAAAGATGTGTATGGCACTGATCAATTGCCGGCCGGAGAAAAAAATCGTAAGTTTACAGATTTGCCTGTGCAGTTGGAACAACAAAAATTTCCCATTAATAAAAGATTGGCGGATCAGTTGGTCATGCAAGGATTGGTTACAGATACGATAAGGGGAACCACAACAAGTTCAGCACGTAGAGAATCACCTAGTGCTGTGTTTGGAATTAGCACTCCTGGTAGGATCAGTGAAAACTCATCAGAACCACGTATTGGTCTAGATGGCGCCCCTGTCAAAGTTGATAGAGACTCCGGACACAGTTTCGTAATGGATGACGGTGCCGCGGACGGTTCTAACCAACTTACAAGATTAAGAACAGCGTCTGGTCATCAGTTACTGATGCACGACACCGAAGGCGTTGTATACCTGGCCAACGGTTCAGGAAAAGCGTTTATAGAAATGGAAAAAAATGGAAAGATCAACATCTATTCAGACAGAGGAATAGCCATCAGATCTGAGGGAGATTTCAATTTACACTCGGATAAAAATATAAATTTCCATGCAAAGGAAAAAATTAATTTTACCGCGGAAGAAAATGTAGTGCTAAACGCCGAGAAATATGTTTATGTGATGGGTGACTCAGGGATATTAAGTTCATCACAAAGTGGTAGCGTGAGACACTTTGCCAGGGACGGCATTACTTCATTTACCAAAGGCACACAATTGCACGGTGCAAGTGGTAGGATTGATTTGGCAGGATCACAAGTGCATTTTAATTCTGTTGGTGCCAAGTCAATTTGGGGACCGGGTTGGTTGAAACCATCCAATACAAAGATTGATTTAACTCCAATAAAGGTATCTGATATAGTTGCCCAACAACCAATAAAACTTGGAAAAGTTAACTTCGAAAAAACAAAAGTAAAAACTACTGTAATGGATAGTAAAACAAACAGAGTAACAGGAGCATTTGTCACGCACGAGCCTTATGATAGAACAGCATCAAAGGGCAGGGATAAGGACGACATAGCATAGAGTAAATAAAGCATATGGCATACGGAGATTCAGGATCAGGTTCGGGTGACTTATCAAATAAGTCTATTACATTCAAGGGTTTCAGTTCGCGTGCGGACAAGCGTAACTTCAAGCTCTACGACTTCGAGGTGGCCAAGCAGGACATGATCAACAGGCTCAGTGTGCGTAAGGGCGAGAGGGTGGAGAATCCGGAGTTCGGCACCATCATATATGACGCCATATTCGAACCGTTCACAGAAGAGCTCAAAGATGCCATAGTGGCCGACATCACGGCTAATCTCAACGCAGATCCACGAATATCCACTAACGAAATTCTGGTCAACGAGGCTGACAAGGGCATTGCCATACAGGCCACAATCACCTACGTTCCGTTGAATATCACAGAGAAACTGCGTTTCAACTTTGACGAAAATTCTCTGTTGCGCCTATCTTAATATACGCACTTAATTTAATATATAAATATCCATATAAACAGTATGGCCACTACAGATAGACAAAATAGATTATTAGTTGCGGAAGATTGGAGAAAGATCTACCAGGCATTCCAACAGGCAGATTTCAAATCATATGACTTTGAAACACTGAGAAGAACGATGGTAGCCTATCTGAGAGAGAACTACCCAGATGATTTCAACGATTTTGTAGAGAGTTCAGAGTATGTGGCTCTGATTGATCTTATCGCTTACATCTCACAGGCTTTATCTTTCAGAGTTGATCTCAATGCTAGGGAAAACTTTTTAGAGACTGCTGAGAGGAGAAACAGTGTCCTAAGACTTGCCAGATTGATCAACTACAACGCCAAGAGAAACAAACCTGCCACAGGACTTCTTAAGGTGGACAGCATATCTACAACACAAGATGTTCTGGACAGTTCAGGAACCAATCTAGCCAATTCAACTATCATATGGAATGATTCCGCAAACTCCAATTACAGAGAGCAGTTTACTTCTATCTTGAATGCGGCAAACCAGACAGGACAACTTTTTGGAAATCCCAGAGAGTCTGGCCAGATAGGTGGCATAGACACAGAGATTTACACACTCAGTTCTAACCAATTGGATATACCAATTTTTAAATTTACAAAATCGATTGGCGGAATTTCACGGGCATTTGAAATTGCTTCCAGTACGATCAATAATTCGGACAGCATTTATGAATCAGATCCCATATCAGGATCAGGCCTAACATACACCTACAGGTCAGATGGATCAGGAGACAGTTCCAACAACACTGGATTCTTCTTCCTGTTCAAACAAGGCACGCTACAGCAAACAGATTTCACTGTGGACTCATCAGTTACCAATTATGTCAAACCATTGGATGCAACCAACATAAACGACACGGATGTGTGGCTCTACAAGTTAGATCAGCTTGGACAGTTATTGGAGCTATGGACTAAAGTCCCCTCACTGTCGGGCAACAACGCAATCTACAATTCATTGTCAAAAGAAGAGCGAAACACCTACAACGTGGTCACTAAGAACGAAGACGCAATAGACCTAGTGTTCGGAGACGGCAACTTCTCAAACATACCTTTGGGCAGTTTCAGGGCATACTACAGGGTCAGTGATAATGCCAAGTATGCTATACAGTCATCCGACATGCAGAACGTACAGTTGACTGTGCCATACACAGATGCCAACGGGGCACAACAGTCATTGACCATGAGCATGAGTTTGAAGGCCAGTGTTTACAATTCTGCCGCAACTGAATCCAACGACTCCATAAAGGAAAAAGCATCACAAGTTTATTACTCACAGAACAGGATGATCACAGCGGAGGACTACCAGGTCGTTCCACTATCAGCATCACAGGAGATTGTGAAGGTGAGGTCAGTGAACAGGTCCGCATCTGGGATATCCAGGGCGAAGGAAGTGCTTGATCCCACAGGCGCATATTCTAATGTCAATGTCATTGCCGAGGACGGCATACTGTACAGGGAAGAATCAGTTGAACAGTTCACTTTCAATTTCAACAACAAGAGTGACATACAGTCCACAATAGATGCTTCGGTGGAGACCAAACTGAAAGAAGCATACGCAAGGCAGTTCTACTATTTCAAATACAGCGCCAAGGATGTCAGCTCACTCACAGCAACATGGAATTCCACGACGACATCCACAAACACAAACACAGGCTTCTTCACTTCAGGGGGCGCATTGGTCATAGGTGACTTCGCCACTTCCAACTTGAAGTATGCCAAAACCGGGGCATTGGTCAAGTTCACATCACCAGACACAAGGAAATTTTTGAACGGCACATTAGTTACGACAGGAACTGAGAACTCCGAGGACAGGCTGTGGGCCAAGATAGGCGGTGTTGTGTTGGACGGTGCTAACGGGGGTACGGGCAATCTTGAATCAGGTGTCGGACCAGTCACACTCTCATCAATAGTTCCAAACGGTGCTGTGATAAATGCAATCATTCCCAATTTCACCACATCTTTCTCCCAGTCCCTAGAGTTGGACATGATTGACAGGATAGAATCCTATGAGGATTTCGGCCTGAGATATGACATTGATTCGGAAACATGGAAAGTTATAACCACAACTAATTTAAGCACCAGTTCGGTGTTCAGTCTTACCAACGCAGGGTCAACCGCTGGCACAAACAATGATCAGAGTTGGTGGTTCAAGTTTACAAATGACGGCAACACCTATACCGTTCAGTACAGGAAACTGGACTACATCTTTGAATCAGAATCACAAAACAAGTTCCACTACGACATTGAAGAAAAGATCTATGACTACACCACTGGAAAAACTGTCAAAGATGAAGTGAAGATCTTGAAAACCAATAGCATAGTTTCCACAGGCAACAGCATAGGATATCCGATCAAATGGCAGGTTGCCGACGTGATAACGGAGATAGATGGCTTCCGTGATAACAGAAAAGTAAAGGTTGGGTTTTACGATGACGACGACGACGGCGTGGTTGACAATCCGGAAATATTTGACATCTATGTTGAGCCAACTGTGTCTGAATCAACCAAGTTTGTTTTCTTTGAAAAATACACATCCTATGACAACATCGAGAGGTACAGGCCATACGCATCTTCCAATTTCGTGGTTACAGCCAACGAAACAGATATCAACTTGAATACCACGACCTACACAGATGGACAGTTGTTCTATTTCTATGACGCCGACGAGGACGTGATCAAGAAGTACAGTTCAACCACTAACACATTGACGACTAGCACTGACTACCGTGCAAGAAAGGGCAGAAGTTCAATCAGCTTTCAGTACAAACACCATGCAGGACAGGAGACCAGGATAGATCCCAGTGTGTCAAACATTGTAGATCTTTATCTGTTGGAAAGGACATACGATAACCTATTCAGGATTTGGTTGCAGGACGGTGGGACAAAACCTTCAGTTTCAACACCAGATCAGTTGAGGATTAATTATGCGGGATCTTTGAATCCTCTGAAATCACTGTCCGATCAGATAATATACCATCCAGTGAAATACAAAATACTTTTTGGCACAAACGCCGAAGAACAACTACAAGCAACTTTCAAGGTGGTAAAAAATACAAGGACAAATGTATCAGACGCCGTGATCAAAACCAGGGTGATTGCCGCAATCAATGAATTCTTTGCTTTGGATAATTGGGACTTTGGAGATGCATTTTACTTTACAGAATTAGCCGCATATGTACACAATCAATTGGCACCAGACTTGTTGACTGTGGTCATTGTGCCTAACCAAACAGGACAAAGTTTTGGGTCTTTGTTCCAGATAGATTCCGCGGCAGACGAAATTTTCATCAGTGGGGCCACCGTTGATGATGTGTCCATAATCACAGCATTAGGTGCCAACCAATTGGCGGCATCTGGAACTGTGGTCACGTCAACATCAACTACAACTACAAGTACCACAAGCACATCATCAGGATCAGCAGTGTCAGGCTCTACTACGTCCGGATCTTATTCTTCGGGATCAAGTTCATCATCAGGCAGTAGTGGGTCAGGATACTAATGGCAGACAATCCAATTAATTCACTTAGTAACAACGAAGTTGTCAAACAGGGCAACAACGAATACAGGAGGACTGTGCAACACCTACCTGCGTTCTATCGTACTGATGCCAACCAGAGGTTCTTGGCCAGCACAATGGATCCATTGGTGCAAAAAGGTTCGTTGGAGAGGCTGGATGGATACATCGGCCGACAGGATGCCTACACCAGGAAGGTCAGTGACAGATACGTAACTGCCACAAGTAGCGACAGGTTTGCATACCAGCTGGAGCCGGCAGTGACCTACACTGACAGGGACACCACTTCGGTCAATCCAGAGGATCAGGTCAAGTTCACCGGTACATACGATGACTACATAAATCAGATCAAGTACTTTGGCGGCAAGGTCAACAACCATGACCGTCTCAACAAGGAGGTAGTGTACAGTTGGAATCCGGCCATAGACTATGACAAACTAGTCAATTACAGAGAATACTATTGGATTCCGGAAGGCCCGGGATCTGTGGAGATCGATTCGGTTGGACCATCTGCCGTGGTGGAATACCAGGTCATCCACAACGCCCAAGCGGCCTATGAGTTCATTCACAGGGAGAACGAAAACAATCCTACACTGACTTTGTACAGAGGCAAC